CATCCTTCACACTTCTGGTTTACCCCACCATCAAAAGATACCTTCTACTATAACTGGAACTGGTGGAGGGTAAGATCAACAGATGGTCACGCTGTTCACTACGATACTCAAATGGTTCCTGGACTTTGCGCATATCGTGAGCTTCTCATCGAGTACTATAGGCAGGTTGTCGAATATCTGACGAAAGTCGGATTTACTTCAGACAATGCTCATAAAATAGGATTCGAGCCGGGGACTCATAAACGAGTGGACTTCGTTGGTAACTATAAAGTAGAACGCTTTGATTCAGACTTCCCGATTATAGATATTCGACACACTAGCAATCTAACATCTAGTAAGTGGACGCCAGATGCGTTTAGAAATCAGAAGAACTGTCAGGGCTGGGTAGAGAATGACGGCGAGATTCCGTGTTGGGGTAGAATATATGGTAGATTCTTTGAGTTTTTAGGAGAGTTATGATCCAATCATCTAAAAGCGCAGTTAATAAAAAGGTACTTTACGCACAAGCGGTATACGGTGACGAGGAGAAACAAGCGGTAATGAAGTCGCTGGAGAATGGTTGGTTAGCATCCGGTCCATTGGTACAGGAGTTTGAGCAGAAGATTGCCAAGCTATTCAACAAGAAATACGGGATCGCAGTCAATTCAGGATCTTCTGCCAATCTTCTGGCGGTCAAGGCGTTTGGGATACCAGCGGGGTCTGAAGTTATAACCCCAGCCTGTACCTTTGCGACAACGGTATCTGAAATAGTAAACAACGGGTTGGTCCCTGTATTCGTAGATTCAGTCATAGGAAGATACACGATAAATGAAGAGTTGGTAGAGGAGGCCATAGGTCCAAAGACAAGAGCGATCTTGGTACCGCAATTAGTCGGCGGGGCTACGGATATGCCAAAGCTGTTCAAGATAGCCAAGAGGTTTGGTTTAGTGCTTATAGATGACTCATGCGACACCCTAGCTCCCTATATCGGGAAATATACCGTATCCCAATACGCTCATGTGACCACGACTTCTTTTTATGGCTCGCATATTATCACGGCGTGCGGAATGGGTGGAATGGTACTGACGAATAATGAAAAGTATCGAGACAAGATTGTTACTCTTCGCGACTGGGGAAGAGTAGGAAACGACGCAGAAGAGTTTGATAAACGGTTTGATTTCGAGATAGATAACATTCCTTATGATTCTAAGTTTCTCTATTCAGATTTCGGGTATAACTTGAAAATGAATGAAGTGTCGGCGGCTTTTGGTTTAGAACAGCTAAAAAGACTACCCGGGTTCATAGAGCAAAGAACTAAGAACTTTAACGCTCTATACAACTATTTTTCTCATTATCGGGAATGGTTTTACCTTCCAAAGGTCATAGCAGGGGCTAGAACTAATTGGCTGGCTTTTCCGTTGAGTATTAGGCACGCTCCTTTCACTAGATTTGATTTTTTGAAGTACCTTGACGGCAAGGGAATACAGGTAAGAGTACTTTTCTCTGGGAATATAACCAGACATCCGATATACAGAAACAATCTGTCTGCATGGAGAGTAGCCAGCCTTTTAACAAATGCGGACTATATTATGGCTAATGGGTTTCTATTAGGTATGCACCAAGGGTTAGGAGAGAAGGAGATCGAATATGTTAAGGATGTCTGTGAAGACTACTTTAGAAAATTCTAAAATCCTATTTCTTGGAGGTTCTGGACTTCTTGGTACTTATTTAGTTCCACTATTAAAAAGGTACAAACCAGAATATGAAGTCATTTGCCCCAGTCATCAAGAGTTAGACCTTTGTAGCAATATAAAACCTATTCCTGGTATAGATTTAGTTGTTCACGCCGCCGCATACACAGAAGTGACTATGGCAGATAAGATGGCAAGAAAATGTGTGAATATCAATGCGTGGGGTACGGATAGGTTGATAAAGGCTTATCCCGACACTCCATTTGTATACATATCCAGTGAGTATGCGTTGAAACCGACTAATATGTACGCCGCCTCTAAGTTAATGGGTGAGTTGGTAGTAAGGGCTAATTGTAAATATTATCTGATCATTAGAACGTTATTTAAGCCAGATATTTGGGAATGGGATAATGCGTTCGCCGATCAGTGGACACAAGGGGACGTTGTAAGCGTTATAGCACCGTTAATCGCCAAGAAAATTAAAAGATGGAATAGAAGGAGCGAAAAGCTAGTTTATGTGGGAACTGGACGAAAACTTATGATAGACATTGCTAGAAAAAGTAAACCAAACGTAGTTCCCAGTTCTGTAAAAGATATAAAGACTGTTGTTATCCCTAGTGACTATCGGTAGCGTATAATTAAATTAGTCTGACGACTTCCTAACCTCTTTGAGACTGGTAAAGATTGGACATCTTTATTATGTCTACAATAAAAGTTTTAGTAGTAGCAGGAGGTGGTAGCGGTGGAGCTTCTCTGGCTGGAGGTGGTGGTGCAGGAGGCGTTATCTATGATGCCGCCTATTCTGTTTCTGCTGGGGAATATACAGTCACTGTTGGAGCTGGTGGGACTGGCCCTGCAAGTTCTGGGACTGGTGACAACGGAGATAACTCTGTATTTAATGATCAGACTGCTGTTGGAGGTGGATACGGAAGAAGTCATGGCAGTGGTGGGGCAATGGCTGGAACTGCCGGGGGATCTGGGGGTGGAGGTAACTATGATGGGACGGGATACGATGGAACTGCTGGGCAGGGAAATGCTGGAGGAGGTCAAGCTTCCGAGCAAGGAGGATCTGGAGGTGGCGGTGCGGGAGCGGCAGGAGAAACAAAGCCAGAAGGAGCAGGAGGAGATGGCGGAGTGGGAGTTTCGAACTCGATCACTGGTTCAGCAGTTTATTATGCTGGTGGGGGTGGAGGGGCAGATGATAACGAACTTGGTGGAGAAGGTGGAAACGGTGGTGGTGGACATGGGAGCACTGGCGGAGATGGTGGGAATGGAACTGCGAATACTGGTGGCGGCGGAGGCGGTGGTTGGGCGTACGAAGGGTACTATGCGGGGAGTGGTGGATCGGGAGTTGTCATTGTCAGTTACGTCACAGCGAACTTTGGGGAGAATTTCTCTGATGGTGTTGAGAATACAGACTATACGAAGACCACAGATGGTGCAAATACAGTCTTCAAGTGGATCACGACTGGAAACCACACATTCACAATTGTAGATAAAAGCTCTGCGAGTGCATCACCGTCAGTTTCTATCAGCGCAACACCGTCTTCTAGCGCATCTACGTCTGTCTCTGCTACGCCCTCATCTTCGGAATCAGCATCTTCGTCGGTGTCTGCGTCATTATCGATCTCGTTATCTCCATCAATTTCGGAATCATCTAGTAAATCTATTACTGGTTCTGCAACTCCATCTATTTCTGTATCTGCTTCAGTCTCTGCAAGTTCGTCTATCTCTCTTTCTCCTTCCGTTAGCCAAAGTGTAAGTATTTCGCTATCTCCAAGCATTTCTGAGTCAGTATCTCAATCAGTTTCTATCAGTCTTTCTCCGTCAGTTTTCATTAGTAGCTCACCATCAGTCAGCGCGTCAGTCTCAGCTTCAGTTAGCATCAGTATTTCTCCATCTGCTTCGATAAGCCTTTCTCCCTCTATTTCAGAAAGTTTATCTCCTTCAATATCGGCATCGGTTTCTGCTTCATTGTCTATTAGTGTCTCTCCATCAATTTCAGTAAGCAAAAGTCCGTCTATCAGCGCGTCTGTTTCAGTCTCATTGTCACCAAGTTCTAGCGTCAGTCCTTCTCCATCTCCTGCAGTTTGGGAAGACAAATATGCAGTCAGAGGTAATTCGTGGAGTGATAAATATTCTGCAAGGGGGAATACATGGTCAGATAAGTATTCAGTCAGAGGTAATTCGTGGACGAATAAATATAGAGAATGGTAGCGTATAATTAAATTATGATTTACGAGAGGACGGAAGAAATCAATGAGAAATGTCATAAAACAACCGAAACTTATGGAAATAGAGTAGAATTTATTAAAAGAAAGGAGCAATATGCCTATTTATGAAATTTCCGGTTTTTCTGGAGGGATTTCTGATTTTGCTGATCGCGGAATAAAGAATAGTTTCAAGTTTGGTGCCAACTTATCAATCAGGAAAGCCGTCGATAGCCTCACTTGCCAACAGACTTTAAAGGAAGAAGGGGAGTTTGATAGTCATTCTCCTTCCCTTTCGGTCTCTCCTTCCGCTACGGGGAGTGCTAGCCCCTCTGTATCTGCGAGCAAAAGTTCCAGTCCCACGCCAAGTCCATCATCTTCCGTTTCTCCTTCTCCGAGTCCCACACCATCAGTTTCTAAGAGTGCATCGCCATCTGTCTCTGTCAGTTCTTCAGTCAGTCTTTCTCCATCCCCAAGCTCAGGGTTTACAACTATATTCGAGGGATTGATCCGTACGTTTGTGAAAGCAAGCGATGGGTATACATACGGGTTCGATAATACTGGATGTATCTATCGAAGAGACTCTGCTGGTTACTGGCAAAAGGTATACGATGATCCAGATGGAGAGATAAAAGGGGCTGAAGAGAAGCCATCATCTACTGGCAAGCGATGGTTGTTTTGGGCAACAGATAGAAAGCTCAAGAGAAAAGATTTAGATTTAGATTGGACAGAAGCCAATGTAGAAACTTTCGCACAGAATTTAGAATCCTGCGATTGGCACACTATGAGACAGGTGGCTGGATCATTAATGATCGCTAACAAAGAATATCTAGCAATGGTGGGATATGACGACTCGTACACTAACGAAGCTCTTGATCTAATCCCCGGAAATACTGCAAAGACATTGGTGGAACGAAATGGGCGCGTGATTACTGGTACAGTCCTCACTGGTGATCCGACGGTGGGAATCAATGGAGCGGTAGATGCGGAATATCCCCTAGCTCAGGTAGGAACTGACGGAGATATCTATTACTCCGATATGTCAAGTTCTATCCCCGTGAAGAGATTCCCGGGGGGCGGTCAGGTAAACCCCGGTGGCGTCTGCAACGAGGTAGAACAGATAAACTTCTTCGAATGGGATCAAAACGCTCTTTCATGGATTGATAAACAATCAGTCGGCAATATGGCGTTATTCGCAGTCTATAGTGCAGATACAGGGTATGACGGTATCTACAGTTATGGAAGAAAAAACAAAAATAAACCATTTGCTCTGAACTTGGATTATGCGATTGATGGGATTGAAGAACTGGGGGCGATTACTAGCGTTAGTGGAACTATTTTAGTAAGTTATCGGGACGGACCAGAATTTGGAGTAAAAGCGGTCGATTCAACAACAAAAGCCACAGCAACGTATTACGGACTGGACTTTAGAGCGCCAGTTAAGAAACCGACTAATATCACGAACTGGAAGTATGCGGAGGTCTTCTGCAGTCCACTTCCTGCTGGCACATCGATACAGTTCAAGTATAAGTTGAACAAGAGTAGTTCATTCACATCAGCCATGATGGAGAATGGATCTACAACCTTTACGGCTTCCGGTGAGAAACGAGCAGTCTTCTTAATCGGAGAAGAAGCAGAGATATTCGAACCACAGGTTGTTCTCACCCCAACAGGAAATACCAGTGCAGAGGTACATCGCGTGAGAGTTTATTTCGACTAAATATGACAGATGAAGATAAAGTTTTTAAGCCAGTCGAAATTGAAGATGCTCCTTTTCCTTCTGAAACAACGGAAACTGTTGCTGGCGTCTCTAGTACTTCTAGTGGTGGTGTTGTCACTGCAAAGACCATAAAAGAACGGACATTCCCTACCAAGATTATCGCCCACGAAACAATCAGTGCGGCACTAAATACAAAGTCAAAGAAGATACTTGGAACATTCGAGTTTACTGAACAGGGAGCGATTCAAGTTGGCAAGTATGCCAACGGGGTATCCGGTGATGTAAAACTCTCTCCTAATGGAATTGTGGCTCGTGATTCTTCTGGTAATAATACCTTTACCCTTGATGGGACTACCGGAGACGCGACATTCAAAGGAACTGTACAGGCAGAAACAGTGATAGCTGGAGCAGTTCAAGTTGGCGACGATAGTGTTGTTATAGACGGAGCGAATAGAAGAATACTTGTTTATGACGCCAGTGGAATACCAGTTGGATTGTTTGGGTATTTAGAGAATGGATTTTAAATGGGTGACTATGGCGTAAAGTTTGTCAAAGCTGGTAGCGGGGATAATGTATTAAGCGTTTCTGATAAAGACGCGGCTTTCACCACCAAGCATAAGATTCTGAAGTTATTTATGTGGGGAAACACCACTATAACTACTGATGGTAGTGGCGATGGGTCGGTTACCATAACCCATGGGCTGGGTTTTGCTCCAGCATTCTTCGTATTCCGAAAAGGCACAGCGTACAACGCCTTAATGGACGCAACCTCATATACTAACGCCTTTTGGCCGCTGGGAGCTAGAAATATATGGAGCGATGATAACGTAGACCATGCTTTGCATGCTTATACTACCTCTGACAAACTATATATTGTAGCCAAGGGAGCTACCGCATCAAAGACATATACCTTCCGATACTATGTTCTGGTTGATTTAGCCCAAGATTTTAATGGATCGGATTTATCTACCTTAACAAATTCCTATGGGACTAAATTTTCTACAACTGGAACCGACGTAACAACGGCCAAAGAATATGAATTAGTTTATAGTACAAAATACAAGGCTCTTCAGTATTATGATGAGAGTTTTAAGAATCAAGATTTAACTCTTCCTGCTGGTTGGGCTAGTGAAGTAGATACTTCTGTGCCGATGGGAACGTATGTAGACTTTACACATGGCTTGGGATACCAGCCGTTCTATTTGGCTTTCTTTAATGGCTACATGGTTCCGTATATGGCAGTAAATGGAGCTGACGCCATTGATTACGAGATAAATGGGTTCTGCGATAGTACAAGAGTTAGGATTTCTTTTTACAAGGAATCTTTATATATAACTGGGAACTCCTACGGGTGGACAGAAAGTGAGACAATTAATATCAAGGTGTATATATTTACCGAGGATTTAACAGCAACTTAATATGGCAAACGAAGTAGTATTCAAACCAAGTAATTCAGCGGATTTTCAGTATGAAACTCAAACTGGTGCCAAGGGAAATATAGAAGCCGATGCTGGGCAGACGAGATTGTTGGGATGGGTAAAAGGAGCAATTAGATTCAATAATGTGACTGTGAATAAAGGAACGACAGTAAATTCTGCCATGGTAAATTTTTATATTACCGAAAGATTTGGAAGTGGTGAAGTCAAGTCAAAAGTTTATGGAATAGATGAAAATAATACTGCGAATTTCTTTGATTTAAATGCTTTTGGAAGAGACCACACTACTGCGTGGACAACAACGGGAACTACTCAAGGAGCTGGGGAATACTGGAATTTTGACGTTAAAGATATTGTAAACGAAATATTCGCTAGAGATGGGTGGAGCAGTGGTAATTCTCTTGGAATATTAATAGAAGATAACGGAACCGCATCCGGGGCTGACTTATATGTATCATCAAACTATGAAGACAATTCTAGGTTGGTTATTCGCGTCTCTGCTGAACCAGACTTTACCCCAACTCCTATTACGGTAGATGTCCCAACGTTCCCCGGAGCTAATAGCTTTGGAATGAAATTCAGTAAGCCCGGAGTAAACGTTTTAACTGCCACCGAAGCCGAGACATATTTCACTACCAGAAAGAAATCTTTTAAAATTCATATGTACGGGCAAGGAACTTGCGATGGAGGAAACGTATGGACTGATATAACTCATGGACTAGATTATATTCCTTCATTTTTAATTTATGGAGATGCTGGACTCAAAGCATCTAATTTTCATGTAAAAGTTCCTCGTCAATATTATGGTGCAGATGACCCTCTGGGATTTGAGGGTGATTGGATGGCTTACGCCGATACTAACAAAATTAGTGTCAACTCAGTTGTTGGCGGAGATTTTATATATTATATTTTTCTTGACCCACTTGAAGAATAATCTAAAAAAAGCATATGGTGTAGAATAACTTTATATGGATACGCTTGACGACCTCATTATTGCTTTACGATCCGATCTTAACATAACTTCCAGTAGCTCACTATATCCAACTGCAACACTAGAATTGGCAATCAATCGGGCATATATCAAGGCAAGTAGGCTATTCAGATGGCCGCAATTGGAGGATGCCAAGAGAACTACCAGTCAATTAAATATCGAATACTATGATATGCCGGAGACATGGAGTCCTAATTCAATGTGGAGACTGGAAGTAAACGCAGTGCAGTACGGAGAAGACCCGGATGGTAGTCCAATGTCTTATGAAGATTACACACAATGGAGAGCAGACACTGACAATGCGGCCAGCACTGATGAGAAGTGGGCGCAACAGTGGCTCCGCTTCTTCTTCTGGCCACTTCCAACTGCAGGGCTAACAATTGACGCGTGGGGGCAGAAGAATGTTACAGCATTGTCTAGTGGGACAGACGACACGATCTTCAGTCATAACATGCCGGAGTGTAACGAGGCGTTGGTTCTTGAAGCATCGGCAATTTTAAAGAAAAAAGGTGAGGATGATAAAAAGGGAGTAATGTTTAGTGACGAGTCTAAGCAGATATTAGCGGTATCTTTTGGCAAACTAAAGCAGGAAAAAGCCAAATTTGAAAAAACACAACCGTTCTTCCATGTTGATGATATGTTTGGACACTCGGCGACATCAGACATTATAGGGAATTTTAGCTAATGGCAACATACGATCCATCATCATTGGGAATTAAACCACCGTCGGGAGGGTTCCAACAGGGCGGATGGTATAACGGTCGTCAGTTTTGGGGTGGTCAACTATCTGATCCCGGAGTTATCAATCCTCTATCTAGCCAAGTCGGAGCTGGTCAACTGGTATCCGCAGAAGTAAACGCTCAATCGGCGGCGGCACAAGGACAAACCCCCCAACAGCTTGAGACGTATTTGCAGTCGCAGAGGCAACAGCAACCAAAACCAGTCCAGACTCCTGTTACTTTTCCTACCCCAAGCGGTTCTGGAGCGTTCCAAACAACATCTCCGGTCCAAGGAGGCGGCGCAGTTTCAGGAGTACCGACAGCTGGAATGACCCCCCAACCGACAATTGATTTAGTAAGTTTGTATAACACAGCCTATAAGTCCGCTGGAATTACTGATTTGGAATCTAACATGGTAAAACAGAATCAGGCATTCGCGGATGCCCAATCTAAGATAAATGACAACCCCTATCTTTCGGAAGCGCAGAGAGTAGGTAGGATACAGAAATTGCAGACGGACTTTAATGCCAATACGGCTAATTTGCAAAAAGAAATTGCTACTAAAAAGGCTGACATTGAAACGCAGATGAATCTTCAAACAAAGCAGTTTGATATCAATTCTACGGCGGCTCAACAGGCATTAACTCAGTTTAATACCCTTCTTTCAATGGGGGCTTTAGCAAACGCTAGCGGTGAAGATATTGCTAACTTTACTAGAAGCACCGGAATCCCGAGCAGTATGATCTATAGCGCTATCAAATCAGCTAGTGATAAAAAGGCCAAAGAAGATCAAGCAAAAACGCAAGTAATACAGTCAACAGCCGATTCTGGGGAGGTCACGGTAAGCGTTATAAACACAGAAACAGGAGAGATTATTAGTCAAAAAAGTCTGGGGAAGGTCGGTAATGCCCAAACAACTGGAACCTCCGCAACTGGGATAAAGCAGAGCCAGACAGACCAGTTACAAGCCATCAAAGATGACGTGGTCAACGAAATAAGAGGTGGGATGACGCTACAGGATGTATTCAGATTGGCTAGTAATTACCTTGATGCTAACGAAATACTAAGGCTCTACAATACTAACAGCATTTATGGACCAGCTGAAGAAAGCGAAGATCAACTAAAGAAATATGGCGTTAAATAACTATGGGTACACTTACCGACTCCTACTTTGCTAGCAAGTCTCAACTGCAGGGAAAGCCAGTACAACCTGCTACATCCACTGGCTCAGGTTCTGTTCTACAGTCATATCAGTCTAACAAACAATATTTAAGGACAGCTCCACAGCTTCCGCCTGCATTCGCTCCATCTCCGCAAACACAGACAGCGCAAACACTAACTGTACCAAAGCCGGCCAATCAGTTAGGGCAAATTGGGACTGATATTTTCTCTGGTATAAAAAGTCTTGCTCCCAAGATTAAGCCGACCATAGTAAAGGGTCTATCATTTGCCTTATCAACTGCTAAATCAGTCCCCTCGGCGGTATCGAAAACAGTATCCAAGGTAAAGCAAACAGCACCCCAAAAGATTGTCGAGGCTTTTAAACAGCAAGAGAAGGCCCCTGCCATGCAGTTAGATATTGTTTTGGATGTTGTAAAAGGACTTTTGGGTGAGCGCGGAGGTGGACGTCCAGAAGTAGGAAGAATTGGTGGCCCAGTATTAGAAACACAGAAATACTCGTCTTTAAATCCAGCCCCTACGTATAAACCAGAGAGCAAGGCCCAGGCGATGGGATCGCTAGGGTACAAACTTATCGAAGATATTGTAGTGGGAAATCTGACTGGAATAAATCAGAGTTTTGAGACTGGGGCTAAATCTATAACTTCCACCCCCCAGTTCCAATTTGCCGCCTCTACAATTCAGGGGTTTACCAGCAAACAGTTTAACAATCTACTTCAGAAGGTTAAACCGTTAAGAATAACATTCAAAGACCTGCAGGACGTAACTACCGGAAAGGGAACGGCAGAGCAATTAATACGTTTCCAGAAGTTTAATGAGTTAAAAACTAATGGGATGCCAGTAGATGAAATATTGAAAGCCGGAGAGAAAGTAAAAGTTAGTCCAACTACCAGAGTATTTGATTTCTTGAACGACACCGTTGATAAAATCAAAAAGACATTGACATCTAGTTTTAGTCCGGAAGAGCAGAAATTGCTCACTTCCGGAGAAGCAAAATTAAAAAGCGTAATTGGCACAGGTGACAAAACATCGCAAGAGCTGATAAATGCCGTCATAAATAATGGGTTAGAGAAGACATCGGAAGGTAAAAAAGTCTTGAAATTAGCCGTAGAAGCTCAAAGAACAGGAAATAATATCAAAGTAGAACTGCCTGTTTCTAAGATAGAAGTACAACCCACAAAAAAGATAGAAGTACCCAGAGGCCAGTTACCAGTGGGAGAAGGAAGGGTTAAAGTTAGCTCTCTTGAGGCTAGAGTGACGGAAACACTAAAGAACGTCAACCAAGAGAAGATAGATCAACTGGGAGTAGCAACATATAACCAGATGAGTAAAAAAGAGAATATTCAAGCAGCTTCGGAGTACGTAATTAATAATCCAGAAGATGCAATGAAAGTGTTGACCGGAGAAATTGAACCCCCAAAAGGTGTTTTGCGTAATTCTGTTTATGTGGCGATGGAGAACATGGCAAGAGATGACGTCGAATTAGCTCGTAGACTGGCCTCTATTTCTTCTACCAGAGCCGGACAAGAAATAAGCATTTTAACTGAGATATCGCCTGAATCTCCAGTAAAGTTAATAAAAGACGTACAAGACACTAGGATAGAAGTTGTAGAGAAAAGAATGGGAAAGAAAATATCTCAAGTTGCTAAAGAAGAAGTTGCTAAAATAAAGAAACAGGTTAAGAAGATAGATAAATACGACTGGGGAAAGTTTATAGATTCTATAGAAACTTGTTAATATGAGATTTTGTTTAACTGTAGATACCAAGAATAAGTTCAAGAAAGCTCTTCGAGAGGGTGCAATTGACCCTATTAAGTTATCTGGAATGTCCAGCGTAGAAAGGAATAAGTTTTTATCTGGATTTGTAGGAAAGGAAAATTCGACTGGGGTTAATTCTCTATTCGAGAGCAAACTGCTTCTGAAGAATCAGAAAGCAGGGTATATCTCGTGGGCAAAGAAAGTCATGGGGATCAGGCCAGAAGTCAGAAGGGATTTGATTTCAAAGATAGAGAGAATGGATAGAGTACTAGATCCAAAAGAAGGCGAACAGTTCCTGCAAGATTTGGCTAATACCAAATTGGGAGTAAATGTTACCGAGACAGAAGCTAAGAAGATTAGCGAGATGTCTAAGGTTGTTTCAGATTTAAGAAGTAAAACGGATACGAACAAATCAGACGTTCCGTTAGGAAGAGCCAAGTTAGATTTGATTGACTATGTCAATAAGTTGGGAGGGAAAAAAGCAGACTTAGCAACCAATATAGCTGGACTTCCCAGGACAATCATGTCTTCTTTCGATCTTTCTGCTCCTCTAAACCAGGGGTGGGGGATGTTAAGCAGAAAACGGTTTTACACTTCTCTTGGAACAATGCTGAAGTCCGCTGCGAGCGAAGGAGCATATAGAGACCTGCAAGCAGAGATTATTACTCATCCGAAATATGATCTAGCAAAAAAGTCTGGTCTTCGACTGACAGAATTGGGTAACAGGCTAGAGCTAAGAGAAGAACAGTTTATGAGTTCCCTTGCAGACAAGGTTCCTGTTCTTTCTGGATCACAGCGAGCATACACAGCATTCTTAAATAAACTTCGGATGGATTCGTTCAGTGATCTTGTCAAAAAAGCCGAGGTGGCTGGGGAAGATGTAGGTATGGGTTCTAAATCCGCAGAAGATCTGGCAAAAGTGGTCAATAATTTTACTGGTGGAGCAAGGGTCGGGAAAGTAGAGGGAGCAGTTCCGTTATTGAATGCGACGTTCTTTTCACCTCGGAAGATCAAGTCAACCATAGAAATAATGAATCCCATCAACTATGTGAGTCCTAAAATAAGCAAAACGGCAAGGAATGAAGCAACGAGAAACCTCATTGGAAGTGTGGCGTTGTCAGCTGGAGTTATCGCTCTCTATGGATTATTGACTGGAAGAAAACAGGAAACTGATCCTACTAGTACAGATTTTGGAAAGATTAAATCTGGGGATACCAGGTTAGACACGAGCGGAGGAAATGCCACCTATTTGAACCTTTTATCAAGATTGGTTACCGGAAAGATAAAAGGTCAATCTGGTATATCAAGAAAACTTGGAACTGGATATGGGGAAACCTCTGGGGCAGACTTGGTTGCTCAATTTTTGAGGTACAAACTTTCTCCTAACGCCTCCTTGTTAATTGATGCTGTCACTGGAGCTAATGCGATTGGAGAGAAAAAGACCATTTTACAATCAGTTATAGATCGCTTTAAGCCCATGTTTGCTAACTCTGTAGTGGAGCTTTTGAAGAGTGATACCAGCGGTAAGTTTGGATTTGCTCTAGGCGGTTTGTTTGGGGCAGGATTAAATACTTATAAGCCAACCTCCGCTGATTGGTCTATTAGTGAGGGGAAAGAGTTGCTACAGTTCAAAGAAAAAGTTGGCGAAGATAAATTCAAACAAGCTAACGAGACTTTCAATAAGAGTTATGACGAGTGGTTTAAGAAAGTACAGAATAATCAGACCTATAAATCTCTCTCCGACGAAGAGAAACAGAAAGCTATTACAAAGAAAAAGAATGAACTGAAGTCAGAGATATTCAAACAATACCAGTTCAAATATAAACAAGAGAAAAGCAAGGATATCCCATCCAGCAAAGACCTTGAATCTTCGGCCAAACCTCCCAACAAATTAGCAGAAGCTATCCAGGGGTTAAGGGCATCTAAGCAAGTCCCCGGGGCCAGCGCTTGGTTCTGGGAAAAGAAGAAGATGTTGTCTCCTAAACCAGATGAGGAGAGTACACCAGTAATACCAGAAGCTGAAGCTTCTAAACCAATTATAAAAGCACCACAAAAAGCTAAGCCAACAGAGACTACGTATGGTAGAAATCCAAGTACCAAGAAGGTGAAAGCCGATCCAGTCGTACATGCGGCTATCGCCGATGCTTCTAAGAAGTATGGAATACCAGCTGAAATCCTGTACGATATCGGGTTCTCTGAAAGTTCACTTAATCCAAATCCTCCTAAAAATCCTAAGAGTTCGGCTGGGGGGTTATTCCAGTTTACTAACGGCACATGGGAAACAGTTAAAAATTATGCTAGGATGAAAGGGAGTACATTGAAATTGCCCAGTATAGATAAGAATGATCCCAGATCGTCTGCAATGGCGGCGGCATATCTAATTAAAAATGGACAATTGGGCAGATGGGATGCTAGCAAGTGGAACTGGGGCGAATACTGGTCAGATGACGAACTGGAAGAAATGGGATTTTATAAACAAACTAAGAGATGACAAAAATCGATAATTATGAATTACTAAAAGATGTTTACTTAACCGTGAACAGAGTGGAAGATAAGATGGATAAGAGGATAGTGAGCATAGAGGCCAGAATAGATAACCTCGAGGACTTTAAATCTAATTTAGCTGGGAAGATTACCATTTTGGGAGCGATAGTACTATTGGTAGTAAACTTCGCGTGGGATATAGGAAAAAAGTTACTAGGAAAAGAGTAGAATATATCTGTGAGATATCCAGTGGATGACTATAATTCCAAGTGGTACGACGCTCAAGGGTTCGGGAAGTTACCAGTTCTGGAAATCAGGATATTTCCCAAAGTAAGAAGGGTTGTGCAGTCTCAGATGACAAGCAAAGCAAACAGTTCTAAGATTTTTTGGATCAGAATTTCTTCTATTCATATCTCTATGGTGTACGAGGAGTCGAACGATTTTCCCTTTTCTCGTGTGATTTTCTGCAGTTTTCCCGCACAATTCACAAAATTCTTTTCTAAATTTTGTATACATTGTTCCTCCATCTTTGTACCGAGGATTTTTTATTCCACACATTTTTCCCTTCAAAGATTTTTTAACACTTTCTATTCTTTTTTCAGAAAACATTTGACAGTTATTGGAACAGTATTTTTTCATGCGCCCACAATTTACTTCATAACCTGGAGAAACAAATGGTCTCTGACAGTACAGACACTGAAAAACGAAATACATACCACCCTTCGGAGCTCCTGGTCTTGTACAAAACCCCTTCCAAATGAGATTACTCATGATGATATAATATACGGTATGCACGAAGGAGTCAATATATGAGATTTCCAGTGGATAATTATGAGAGAGACTGGTACTCAGCACAAGGATTTGGAAAAAAAGTTACAAATACATATTGGCATGAAGGCGAAGATCTCAATTTAAAAACTGGCGGAGATACCGACCTTGGACAACCAATATTCGCTATTGCCGAGGGTATAGTTACTTCAGTTCATAACCATGTTGGTGGAAATTCATTTGGAAAACATATTCATATAAAACATGTAGGATTGTGGGGTTCCTGCTGGTCTCACTGTTCCCACTGCCTGGAAATATTGGTAAAAGAAGGAGACAAGGTGACAGAAGGGCAAAGAATAGCATTGCTAGGGAAGTCAGGAACTGACGTAGCGCACCTGCATTTCGCGATTAAGAGAGAGGCGACGGGAATTGATGCTATTGCTACCACAGAAGAAGAGTTAAAAAAGTGGCACAACCCGTTAGAGTTCATTAGGAAGTGGCAAGGGAATCCAGAAAATGATGATATTAATATCGTCAGGGCCAAAAGGGACGAGAACTGGAGTTTATACACCGAATGTAAGAAATCGCTGGAGGCGGTACAGGAAAAATACCGGAGTGCAGAGGCAATGGCACAATCCTATGAGAATTTCTTTAATGATGTTTGCGAGATCATTAAGCCAGATAAAAGAGATATCCCCTCGGTTATCGGTAGGGTGACAGCATTGAAAGACAAAGAATCTTCATTTATCCAGCTTGAGGAAAATGGGAAAAAGCTGTCCGAGAGGGTATTAGCCGTTACTACAGCCAATATAGAGTTAGAACGCCGTCTAGGAGTATTACAAAGCTCTGTAGGGCATGAGGAAGGAGGTGTTAGCGTGTGGACAGAATTAAGAAATTGGTGGTATCGCCAGAATTGGTGGAGGCGGTAAAAGAAGGACTGCGAGTTATGGCGCTGGCCATGGTCCCAATGTTAATATCTTCTCTGGAAGCCGGGAAAACCGACTGGAAGATTATTGTTATCGGCGGAATTATTGCCGGACTGCGTTTTATTGACAAATTCCTGCACGAAATAGGAAAGTCTAACGGGAAGAGCGTGTTATTAACAGGAATTACAAGATTTTAGTATGAAAACATGAAAACACACGAAGCGGAAAAAATATTAATCGGTCTCGAAGATTCATGTTTTCCCGAGGGCAAGAGTTTGCGAATGACGCTGAATGCCGCAACTGAATTGTTTCTGCAAATGGAAGAAGTTTTGGATGCCGAAGAATTATTAAGAATAATGGCTAGAATTCAGTTAATACCTGATATTGATGAGTCTGTCTGAGAAACAAAAACAATGGATTCATAAACGCGATGCCGAGGAGTGTCAATTTCCCGACTTCGAAAAAGGACAATTGGCGAAATGCGGGAATGAAAGACAGTTAGAGGTTCATCACATCCTTTGCCAAAGATACGCGCAAGGGCTTTTGGGAATGAGTGAACAAGAAATAGACGATCCCCGAAACTTAATTTTGATCTGCAAGGCCCACCATGACGGAGTAGTGCATCCCGATGTGTATACAGCGCTGGACGAATACAGGCAAGGGAACAAGAATTCTTTCAAGGAGATGCAGGAAAATAGAGATAGAATAGTAGCCGAGGGCGATATATACTGGAACGATACTTATGACGAAGCATTGAAATATGTAGCCGAAGAACGGACTGATGCATGGGCGGTCAGAGGCCACAAATGGCCGAGAAAAAAATGACAGTAAGAGAAACGGAACACTTGAATTTAGGGGCGGAGTTCGGTATGGTAACCTGCAAGGATTGCCCGTCTTCATTCAACGAATTAATTTTATTGCGTATTCACAAGGGATATGGAAAATCTGCGGAAGAATTGACGGCACAGGAAGAAAAACAAATATATAATACAGCGAACAATCACAGAAAAGATCACGATGTTAGAGTAATATTTGGGCACAAAACATGAATATTGATATAATGTTTGCACGGAGTCAAACTTTGGAGAGAGAATAATACCTCTCGATATACATGGCTCCGTCTTTTGTTAATAATGCCGGTGAGGGGCTTTTGCGGTAAAACATTAACTGCGGCAGACTTAGCTTTCTGGGCCAGATAATGCGCTAGGAAAGGAGAATCAACTAACCGCTATCCTATGCCCCGATCCGGCTCCAATTTAAGAAGATAAGTGGCCTTCCCTAAAGTTGTAGCTTTAGCATTCCGGTGAGGTATTGTTGGCCACTGATACATATTATATATATATCAGTCAAATACAAGATATTGCAAGATATATGTGTAACAGATGTGTATGTGTCAACAACGTGTACATTATTCTGTACAGCGCATTAAGTGTGTATTGATTCCCGGTATAAATAGGCGTAGAGTGATAAATGCGGTTCGTGCAAGGTGTTCTGATTAGTTGATAGATTGATAGACGGATAAACAGTATGGACGAACAGAAAACTATAAATACCACGCCAGAAGTTTACGCACAACGATGCCCAAATTGTAACGGAAGAGGCCATGTTGGTTATGAGGCTAAACCATGTCCTACTTGTGGAAATACAGATCATAAAGGAATTGTCTACGTCCCATTAAAGTATCCGGCGGTGAACGGAGGGGGAGATGAAAACTAGGATAAATATTTCAAAAACGATTAGACAAATGGTTTTCGCTAGAGATGGGTGGATGTGTGTTTATTGTTGGAAAGAACCGACTACGTGGAGAGTAGAAAGGGGATTAAAACCTTTCCGAATAAATTTAATTCCCCTAGATGAAAAAGGGAGAGAATTTGAAATAGACCATGTAGTTCCATATTGTGAAACAAAAGATAATTCTTTTTACAATCTAGTTACTTCGTGTTGGGAATGTAATAACAGAAAATCTAATAGAAGGTGGAAAAACCCTTGTATACGTAAACTAAAAATATGAAGACCCGAATTGTACACACAAAAGTTTGGTCAGACGATTGGTTTTCTGGTCTTTGTCAAACTACTAGATTTTTATTTTTATATTTAATTACGAATGAAAGTATTGGGTTATCTGGAATTTATGAAATATCAGATAGAAAGATAATGTTTGACACTGGACTATCTAAGGCAGAACTGGAAGAATCTAAAAAGAAGTTATCCGAAAAGGTTGATTTTTATAAGGGGTGGGTAAAGATTAAAAATTCAAAAAAGTACAATAAGGCCTACACCGAAAGCAGTAAGAATCAAATTGCCCTAGGAAGAGAACTTGGTTATATATCAGACGATATTTTAATTCATTTTGATAGTCTATCCGAAAAAATGGATAGTCTATCTCCTTTTGGAGATAGTACCATAAATCATAAATCAGAAATCATAAATGATAAATCAGAAATCAAAAATCAGAAATCAAGGGGTGGGAATTTTGAACATTATGATTGGGTAAAAGAATTTAATGCTAAACGCTATGTTAAATAATAATTTAGGAGAGGGTTATCAGAAGTTCAAGAAGGCGGCGGAGTTGATAAAGAAAGGGATTACCCCTCCCCATAGTGCTTCTAAATTCGGCGCGGCCTCACATAAAATGTATTCTGAATTATCTAAAGAGGAGCTGGAAGCTAAAATAAAAACGGCCGAGGAGTTTTTGAAGAAGATCGGACCCGAAGACAAGCGTTTTGAAGAGGCTAACCGGAGATATATGGTATTAGAGGATCGCTTAGCGGAGAAGATATTCGGTGTGTAACAGATGAGTATTGCAATGGTGTGAAGAGATGTGTAATATAGCACTTATGAATGAAAATCATTATGTATACGGATCAGAAGCAATTATAGAATTGCTGACAATCAAGACGGTTATGTTAGAGATGGGAGTTTCAAAAAGGACAGTAATGAGTTGGTTAGATAAGGGGATGTTAAAAAGAATAAAAATCGGCGGATTAGTCAGAATCGATAGAAGAGATTTAGAGAGTTTAAAAAAAGGAATCAAGTGAAAAATACTAAATCGCAATCCGCCGCCAAGAATACCAATAGAAGGGCAAAGGACAGGAGAGTCGGGCAGGCTCAAGGCCCCTTCGGCGGCGGGTTGACTTACAATCTAAACAACGGAACGATTGATAAAAATAGTCAGTCATACCTTAAGGTACAAATGGGTTGTATCCGTGATTGTCTAAAAAACATTAAGGTGTGGAGCATCTATAACGATGATAAATTTTGTAACGAGATTGATGACCTTCAGTTATCAATAGACATCTTGGAAGATTTAGCGAAGGAGGCCGAATGAAATTTCAGACAAGAGCGGCCAGTGAATACGCGGCCAACCATTCTATAAAAGAGGTTCTTGCTTTTATGGATGGGTATATAGCTTGCCAAAAAGATGAGATAGCGAAATTAACACAAGAAATTTATCAGAAAAATGGAATGACCGAGTCAGAAAAAGAAGAAGCTCGGAGAGATCATGTAGCCGGAGATTTTATTCATGGCGAAAACTAAAAAGATAATCACCAAGTCGGATAGTTTAACTTTGGTCAAAGATCGAGTTTTGGATCAAAAGCAGATTTTGCATGTCATGCAGAGAACCCCGGCGGATCATGTCTACACCCGTCCGGCAAGAGGTGGCGGTACTTGGGATTATGTCACCGGGATTTACGTCAAGAAGGTTTTGAATTATGCCTTCGGCTGGGATTGGGACTTCACAATTAAAAATCATGGGGTCGAGGGCGATTGCATTTGGGTAATGGGAAGGTTGGCGGTTAGAGCCAATGGCAAGGAAATTGTCCGAGAGCAGTTTGGCCGGGCTGACGTAAAGAAGAGAAAAGATGGGACTGGTTACTTGGATTTCGGGAATGACCTGAAGGCGGCCACCACCGATGCCCTGAAGAAATGCGCTTCCGAATTAGGGATTGCCTCCGACGTTTATGGAAAGAATGAATTTAAGGAAATTAAGATAGCGGAGGTAAAGGAACTGCCTAAACCCGTCAGAACGCCTTCTGGCGTGGTTACACCGCCCCAGACACCTATTAAAAACGCCGACCCCGTTGTCGAAGTGACCGAAGACAATTTGGTTGAGATGAGAAAGGGGCTAGAGTGACGATAGATATTGACCAGTTATCCGATTTGGTCGCCACCGCAGACGGTATCTTTCTGTCAGCCAAAGCGGAGAAAACTTTGCTGAAACTGTTGGAAATCCAGAAGCAGGTAGAGGACGCGATTGACGGGGCTAAAAAGAAATTAGAAGAAACCGCATTAAAGATCAATCCCAACTTTCAATCAATTCAGGCGGACAACGTAAAGGTCTATTACCGAGCTTTTGGCTCAAGATACTTTATAGAAGAAGAAAATCTATCCCAAGTCCCGGCGGAAATGTACGAAAAAAAGGTGATTACCAAGTATTCTGCTAATGCTAAAGAAATTGAAAAGTTTGTCAAAGAAAAAGGTGGATTGCCATTCGGAGTCAAGGAAGCCGAAAGAGAAAAACAATTGGTGTTCGGACTTAAAAAAACAAATGAGAAAGAATAAACTCCGAGTTAGTTACACAACTTTGAATATGTGGGCTGGTGGGAATTATGAGGGTTGCGTTAAAGCCTATTTCAAGTTGGATCAGATTGAAACCAAAGCCATGATAGAGGGCAAGGCGTGGCATCAGAAGTGGGCGGATCAGTTGTTAGCAACAAAGACACTCCCAACAGAGTTTATCGGCGAGAAAAAATTTATTGCCCCGCAAACAGAATTAAAATTAGTAGCTTCATTGGGCAAGCTGATTGACCTTGTAGGCGTAATAGATGTTTACGACAAGCCCCTGATAATTGATTGGAAGACCGGGAAACAATCTAGCGAAACCTACGCATCGGGTACACAAATGGGAGTCTATGGAGTATTGGCTACACTGTCAAAGTTATTCGCCGATAGAGCGGAAATCTGGCACTACGACCAATACAGTAAGAAGTCCGACATGAGCATCGTTTGGATCACCGATCAGATGTTAAAAGACTCTCACAACTGGATTATGACTAACGCCGGGGAAATGATGAACTATTTTGAACAGAATGATCTGTGGAAAAAGTTTGGAAATGAAACCAAAGACTGCCCGAAGTGTGATTATTTGCTGGAACACAAAAAGGGGATAAGCCAAAAAGGAAATAATTATGACGCTTGGTTCTGTCAGTCTAATAATAAGGAGCATACAATTTGGAATAATTGATTTCTTGCGGTTCGTGTTTATGTTTGGCTACCGCCTCTCGCAAACACGAGCCGGAAGGAATTAAAATGAAACTAATTAAGTACCATAGAACCACTATTGAGTGCTGGAAGTCACAGGCATGGACAATATTATTCGGGCTACTGTGCTTTATCTTGGGTATCTTGTTCTATAAGTGGATGAATACACCAGTCAATGAGATGATTAGTCCATTAGGAGATGTAAGCCAAATTCAGGTTTACGCTAACAACCCCATCGAAGATGTAAGGGCAGATGCAGAGAAGGCCATTGAGGTGTGGTTTGAAGAAGAAGATTGGGCTTGGGCGAAGCGAGTTAGTTTTTGTGAATCTTCATGGAATCCGAAAGCCGCAAGCAAGATATCTAGCGCAAAAGGGCTTTTTCAAATAATTTCTGGAACGCAAAAAATGATAGAACGTAATGTCGGAAAGACTTACGACCCTTACAATGCTTGGGATAACGCCGAGATGGCTAGTTGGCTTTTTTACAATATCGGGGCAAGTCAATGGGAGTGCAAATGAAGGAGGTGAAAAATATGTCAGATAAAAAAGGAAATACAGGGATAGAGAATACAGGCGAAAAGAATTCTGGGGACTGGAATTCTGGGTACGGGAATTCTGGGTACGGGAATTCTGGGTACAGGAATTCTGGGGACGGGAATTCTGGGGACAGGAATTCTGGGTACAGGAATTCTGGGGACGGGAATTCTGGGTACGGGAATTCTGGGGACAGGAATTCTGGGGACTGGAATTCTGGGGACGGGAATTCTGGGTACGGGAATTCGTCTGATAGATCATCTGGAATTTTTTGTTCAGAAGGGGGAACAGTTAGAATTTTCAATCAAGATAGCGGTAAAAAATGGGACGAGATAGATCACCCAGGTTTCGAAGAGTTTTGGTTGAATAAGTGGATCGAGGGAGAGAATATGACCGAGGAAGAGAAGAAAGCCGATCCCGAGTTTTATGTTCGGGGCGGATATCTCAAAACCTATAGTTGGGAAGAAGCATGGGCTAACTTTTGGAAAGATACTACCGAAGAGAATCGCCAGAAGGTTCTTAATCTACCCAATTTCGATGCGAAGATTTTTAAGGAGATCACCGGAATTGATGTAGACGTAGAAGAGAAAGACGATAAGACAAAGGAAGCGATGAGGCTATTGAAGGAAAAGGGCTATCGAATAGTTAAAGATTGATCCTTCGATCATCCCGCCTAATTGAAGCTAAAAAGTTAGACGGGAAAATGGGAGAAACAAAATGAAAAAACAAACTAAATATACTTGTGTCCAATGTCATCGGGAACTTGTAATGTTAATGTTTCGCGAAGGGCCAATGTATTTTTGTAATTATGCCGATTGCCCGAACTATGCCCTATTCGCCATACCGCAAGAAAAGATGCCGGAGGAGGAAAAATGAATCAAACAAACCTGTCCCAACTAAAATCCTCCCTGCTGGCGGAGTTTGAGGAGAAATGGAGGCTACTTTATACTGTTAAAGGTAATATACATTTAGTCCATACGAGGAATTTCGGCGGGAACGGTATGCAGTTTATAAGGGATTTCTTTTCCTCCGCCCTTGATATTGTCGCCGAGAAGATTGAGGAGGAAAAATGACAAAATACCACAATAAAATCAGGGAGTGCCGGCAGGGACACCGCCACCGGAGCGTGGCCGAAGCTAGGAGGTGTGGCGAACTTACTCTCATGGAAAAGGGTCATGCTATATCCCACTTGCAACAACAACCCGTATTCGAGTTGCAACCGAGTTTCACCTATCGCGGGGAGAAGATCAGGGCGATAAAATATTTAGCAGATTTTAGCTATCAGGATGGGGATAAATGGATAGTGGAAGACCAAAAAGGCATGCGTACCCCTGGCTATTTGATGAAGGTCAAGATGCTGAAATATATCATGCGGGATCGGGAAGATTGGGAATTTAGGGAAATTAGGTAGATATGACTAACTCAAAGAAAGCACCAGTCCAGGGGTGGGAGAAGATAGAATGTACATTTTGTAACGGGGATGGATTTACAGCCGAGCATTCGGGAGATATTTCTTGTGATGATGGGGAACACATGAATTGTCCTTTACAAGTCCAATGTAATGATTGCCACGGTGAAGGAGTATATATGACGCTTGATACTGTCCGCCAAACCCTCGCCGCCGAGAGGAAAAGATGGGTGGAGGAGATAAGGGGAATGAAGAAAGAATACAAACATCATTTTAATGTTGAGGGGTATGTAAACTGTTTGTTTTGCGGGAAAAAGATAAAAAACAATAAACCTAATTGTGAGCCTAACAGTGAATATAACCGAGCAATACGCGACATCCTCTCCAAACTAGAAAGAGGTGGGGAATGAAATCTAACTCAAAGAAAACATCTACCAAAAAGATAGAGCTAACACCAACGCAAGCATTCCAGTTGCAAGCGGACGGCTTTCACAGGCTGGCTGAAACCATCAACCAAAATTTCGAGTTGTGGGGGAAGATCAAGGACGCGGTTATGTTTTTGTTAGCGGTACAGATATTTTATTTAGTATTTTTCGCTATTATATTTTGGAGGTATGTAAAATGAACTCAAAGAAAGCACCAGTCCAGGGGTGGGAGAAGCCATGCGATATGGGCTATCGACCGGGAGATGCAATTCGCGCCCAACTACTGAAAGAGGCTGGGCTTAATTTAGAACAATATCGGAGGGCTTGTTTATCAGTAGAGGAGTTTATCGATACACTCGCCGCCGAGCGAAAAAGGTGGGCGGAGGAGATAAGGGGAATGGCAAGAGACCATTATTGGGATAGCTTGTCGGAAGATAGCGGATTGATTATTAAACACATAGATGGCATCCTCTCCAAACTAGAAAGAGGTGGGGAATGAAATTCTGTATTAAATGCGGCGGGCAATTGGAAGACGTCTTTGGTGGCGAAACAGTGTTCACTTATTGCTACGATAGAAATTGCTCTAGGTATGGTTTAGTGACTATTGTAGAAAATCAAAAGCCAGAAAAGAAAAGAGCTAAAATAAAGAAAGGAGGATAAAAATATGTCAACTTTACAATATGTTCAACCAACAGATGAACAAAAAGTGGTAATGCAATCTTTTAGAGATAAGTTCGAAGCATTATTCAACGATCTTAAAGCATTGCCAGCTAGTCGTGGTATGTCTTTGGCTTTAACAAAGCTAGAAGAGAGTGCAATGTGGCTTAACAAAGCTATCACTAAAAACGATTAGTATTTTGTTGGCAGGGAGTATCCCTGCCAAGATAATATTAAATAGATCGGATTGAATGTTTAGGCACATTAAAAACTTAATTGATCGGTGGGATGGCGAAAGAGAGACGCAGGTAGTACGGTTAAAGTAGGCCCTCTAGCTAATGACTATCCGTAGCCGCCCTTGATTCGCCTGTCCGGGGCGTGCAAGTTGAAATGGCTTGCTCCCACCGACCAGTTAAGTACCTTAAAATAGATCATCCCTCCGAATCGGAGGGTCATAAAGACCGCTGTGGATGGAGACTAGGGCTTTCCTGGGCTGGCCACAGCGATCCTTGCGATTTATGGAACAAAATAAACGACTTTATCGTGAAATAACCGTTGTCGAGTCATACACTAAAGATAAAAATGGGGTGGTGCATTGGCATTTGTTATTCCCCAACGGAGAGGAATGGATAAGACCCACGCCGTATACTGAGCTACCTTGGGTTGAGGTTAAGAGGAAATCTTAGAGAGAAAATGAGATAATAATAAAAAATGAGTGAAGAAAAGGAAATCATTGTAGGTTGTGATCATGTCAATGTATCTGGCCCGCGAGAGTCAGACGGGAGTTATAGGATTACATTTACCACTGGTGAGTATCAAAAAGATAATATTGCAAAGCTCATTACTTTACCAAGCGAAGTGGAAATAGAGCTTCATGTTAAAATAAGAGTGTGATAGAAGATCAAAGACTCCCTCTAAAGTTAAAATATTTAGAATATTACAAAGAATTGCCAGTGCAGAAATTAGCGGCGGCATCGGTTGGAAGGAACGAAGATACGGCTATAACATGGAAGAAAGAGGATCCGGACTTCGCGGATCAAGTAAAACGAGCAAGGGCCGAATGGGCATTAAGGAAGGCAAAGAAGGTAAGAAGTAATGAGTGGTTGCTAGAGAGAGTTATGCATGAACATTTCAAAGAAAGAAGGACAGACGAGATTACTACTCCATCACCAATTCTAGGAGGAGTGACGAATGGCTTACATTCAAACCACGGCCTTGAAGAAACTCCTAAAGCTCAATAAGAGAGTTAGGGGTATTGCGGGCGGATCAGCGGCATCAAAGACGATATCTATTCTCCAGATTCTGATTGATAAATCCCAGAGCGATCCGAAACAGAAGCTAACATCAATTTGTAGTGAGTCTATGCCGCATCTTAGGAGGGGGGCAATGAGGGATTTCTTAGATATTATGAAAGTTCATAACTATTTTCGTGATGATCGTTGGGATAAGACGAATAGCATCTATACATTTGAGACGGGAAGCGTTATTGAGTTCTTCAGCTTAGATATGCCCCATAAAGTGAGAGGTCCCAGAAGAGATAGGTTGTTTATCAACGAAGCTAATAATAATTCAAAGGAAACATTCGACCAATTAGAGATTAGAACTAACGATGAGATTTGGTTGGACTGGAACCCCACTAATGAGTTTTGGTTTTACACTGATTTGTCTGGCAGGAAAGATGTAGATTTTCTAATCCTTACATACAAAGACAATGAGGGATTAAACAAAAGCATAGTAGATTCTTTGGAGAGTAGAATGGGAAACAAGAATTGGTGGCTTGTATACGGGTTGGGTCAATTAGGAGAAGTGGAAAGCCGGATATACACTGGCTGGGAAGTTGTAGATTCAGTCCCTCACGAAGCAAGGTTATGGAGGTACGGTTTAGATTTTGGATATTCTAACGATCCAACCGCTCTAGATGCGGTGTATCAATACAATGGTGGCTATGTGATAGATCAAATAGTCCATCAGTTAAGAATGTCGAATAGAGCAATTGCAGATACCCTAAAGAATATTCAATCGGCACTTGTAGTTGCTGATAGCGCTGAACCAAAGTCCATTGATGAGATTAAGTCTTACGGTATTAATATTCTGCCATGTGAGAAGGGACCTGGAAGTGTTCTACAAGGCATTCAGTACACACAAGAGCAGAGGATATCTTTAACTAAAAAGAGTGTAGAGACCATCAGGGAATATAGGAACTATCTTTGGATGACAGATAAAGAAGGGAAGATCATTAATGAACCGCAGGATATTAACGATCATCATATGTCTGCTATCCGATATGCAATTGCAAATGGAAGAAGAGTGAATTGGAAGCCCAACGATCCGGGTGGAGTAAAACCCTTCTTTGATGGAATTTTAGCGTAGTGATACAATGTTATTAATGGACGGTATTAAGTTAGAAAACCCAGAATTAACGTTACTCAAGAATAACAAGAAGTCAGGATATAACTATCGTGAGCGCAGGCAGGCAGACTGGGAAGAGAACTATACTTTGTATAGGGATAAAGTAACGATCAATAGATTGACTCAGAGACAATCTGTCAATATGCCCTTGATGAAGCAAACAATTAGAACATTGTTAAAGGACGTTGATGACATGCCAGTACTTCAGTTTGAGAACTTGGATAATAAGAAAGAGGCACAGGTATTCTTGAATGAGTATTGGAAGTGGACTGGAGAGCAAAAGCAAAATAGAATAGAACTTCAGGATATTATTGATAAGCGACAAGTATTCCTATTCGGAAGATCATTCGATCAGTGGCAGATAGTAGATGGAAAAGTGAAGATGACGATTGAAGACCCCCAAGATATTCTAGTATCTCGATATACTGATCCAGTAGACCTTCACTCATCACGATTTTTGATCCACACGCATATCTTTAAGCCATTGTCTACGTTAGAACAGAATAAAGACTATGACCAGAAAGCAGTCGCAAGATTAAAGCAGTTTTACGGTACTAAACTAGGATTAATCAAAGCGGCAGATAATCAGGAAATGTTGATACAGAAGAATAAGAAGATGGCAGATTTAGGTGTATCTGATGTGTATGAGCCAGTGTTAGGAGAAACATATGTTGAGTTGTCTTTGCACTTTGTTTTTAGAGAAGAAAATGGAGAGAGTCAGATCTGGATGTATGTTGAGTGTGATGATATGGAGATTTTGCTAAAGAAACCGTTGGAAGAGATAATCGGAGTAACAAAAGATCATTTTTGGAAAACACATTATCCGTATAACTCGTGGGCTGATGATTTGGAACGTCAGGACTTCTGGTCTGATTCGATCGGAGATATTGTTAGAGTACCAAATAAAGTATTAAATTCGTGGTTTAGCCAGTTAGTAGAGAACAGAACGTTACGCAATTTCGGTATGCACTATTATGACTCGACAATCGAAGGCTTTGTGCCTTCTACATTCAATCCAGTGCCTTGGGGCTGGTATGGAGTTCCCGGTAAACCCAGCGAGGTATTACAGAAAGTAGAGATACCAGAGCTATCAGAGTCCTTGGATGAGATGCAATTTGTATTGACGATGGTCGAGAAGGCATCGGGAGCGACGGCCACACAGCAGGGAGTGCAACAACCTAATCAAACTACCCTCGGAGAAGTTGAGTTAGCGTTGGGACAAGCTAAGGAGAGGGTCAAGGGGATGTCGAAGTTTTACACGCCGGCATGGAAGGATAGGGGAACTATGTTTCTGAAGATGGTGGAGGCTGGAGCCGACAAATTGGATGCGGTGAAGATCTATAAGAAGGGAAGAAACACGGATAATATCTTTGCCCGAGAGATCAGTCCGAAGGATTGGCAAACAGAAGCAGGATATCAGGTGAGAGTGTGGAGTCAAGATGAGAAAAATGCGGAAGATACCGACAAGTTAAATAAACTCAATAACGCCAAAATGGCAATGCCGGATAACATGAAACTAAACGAAGTCTATCAGCGGAAAGTACTAGAATTTGCAGACTTGACTCCGGATGAGATAAACGAAATTATGCAATTAGAACAACAAAAGAGAGACATGCTGGCAAGTCAAGCTGGGATGATGGCTGGTGCGATGCAACCGCCAATGGCTCCAATGCAAACTCCGCCTCAAGCTCCTGCGCCAGCACCTATGGCCCCGTCAATAACAGCTCCTAAGAAAAAGTCAAATAGGTCTAAAGAGACAGTCGACAAATTGAAAGGTTTACGAAGTAAAATCAAGTTAGCATCAAATGAATGAAAACATCAAGTCAATTATAAAAGAGATTGATGACCTTATCGGAAGTGTCAGCAAGAACGGTGAAGAACTTTCTCAGGAAGTTATTGATACTCTTGAAGAGATCGCCAACGATCTTTCGCTAATAAAGGACAAGAAGAAGTCTAAGAATGCCCAAGATTTGGTTGATAAATTAGATAAGCTTATACAGACTACTTCCAACAATGAGGGAGTATCCAAGGAAACAGCTAGGTCGATAGTGTCGGCGATAGAGAAGATTAGGATAGAGACTCCAGCTCCGCAAGTGAATGTAAAACCACCAGAAGTGAATGTAACAGTCCCTCAAATAAAGGCGCCTACTGTAAATATTCCAGAGACAGTTGTCAATTTTCCAGATGAGATTAGGGTCAAGGAACCGTCTTGGATATCGAGAATATTTCCAGTTAGCAAATTGTTAGAGAAGATTGAAGAACTAAAGATGGCGGTAGTTAAGTTCAATTTGCCCACAAAAGCCAGAGATGCTATTGCGGTTAGGCTTTCAGACGGAGAGAAGTTTTATAAAGCTATGGGCGGAATTGCGTCTGCTATTACCAGCGCGGTTCCCTTCACAAAATCAGATGGCATGGACTATCCAGCCCTCTTGGACAATGATAGACACCAGCAGGTGGATGTACTCACCATGCCAGACGTCACAGTAAACACTGGAGATATAGAAATCGGAGCGGTGGAGATAAAGAACTCTACCGATGACACAAGAGCAACGGTTACTTCTAAGGGACTTGCTGTGTTTGACGAGACTACCAATTCACTTTGTCCTGCTGTCTACGATTATATTTCTCTCTCCTATACAGGAAGCAATCTTACTGGAGTAGTCTTCAAGACTGGTGGATCTACCGGAACGACTGTATCCACCCTCACGCTTGGCCATGATGGAAGCGATCAATTAACGAGCGTCACAAAAACATGAGCTTCTTATTTAACCCCTTCTCTGGAAGGTTTGACATAACTCTATCAGCGAGTGAAATTTTAACAAAGATTCTCACTGTTGATGGAGCTGGAACTGGACTTGATTCAGATCTTCTTGATGGACAACATGGTAGTTATTATGCACCACTCACCTCGCTCTCAAGTTATGTTCTAAAGGCAGGGGATACGATGACGGGAGCTCTGTTGTTTATAGACAATACGATTGATATAGGAGCTTCGGGTGCAACAAGACCGCGAACTATCTATGTGGGAACTTCCATAATTAACCCTCTTTTAATTGGCGGCACTTCTACCACTGCCGACCTAACCCTTCAAACCACTTCCGGCGTCGGCACAACAGGTGCCGATATGCACTTTCTGGTGGGAAATAACGGAGCTACTGAAGCGATAACGATACTTAACACTGGCAACGTCGGCATCGGCATCACAGCCCCCACCGCCAAACTCCACATCGTAGGTTCTGCTAATACCCAACAACTCATTGTCAAAGCCAACGCTACTCAAACCGCCAACCTCACCGAATGGCAGAATAGTAGTGGGACAGTGCTAAGTTGTATTGACGGTGCTGGAAAATGGGGGTTAGCAAACGGTCAAGCGGCGGTCACAATAGCTAACGTATTAGTATACGCTGTTAATACAGTTACGGTAACGACTGGCTCCCCAGCTGCAATGGTATTTTTGACTCAGTCAAATCCTGGCGCATCCAGCAGTGCGACATTGTATGGAGTTAATGGTGCAACACAAACTAGTCCAGGAAATGCTCAAAACCATACAGGATCATTGACGGGTGGCGCAATGAATTTCATTCATTGGGGTTCTGGTACTGTAACAAAAGCACGTGGAGTTTTTGGATATTTGGAATGCAAATCAACAGGAAATATTACAGCAGGAAACGTCTTTGAGGCGTATGTAGAACCGCCAGCATCTACGGGGATAATCCAAACTATAAAATTATGCAACTTGAGAAGTATTTCGACGGGGCATACGGGGACAAACTACGCATTATATGTTGAGAGTCAAACTGTCGGTGGAACAAACTACGCCATCTACACTAATGCAGGGACAATCCACGCAGGGGATAAGATTGAATTTACTCAAACAGATGGGAATGAAGCGATTGATTCAGCCAACGACGGTTACATGGATTATTACGCTACTACACTTCACAGGTTCAATAATCCACTTACAATTGCAAATATTAAAAGTGGAGCTACACAGGCGGCAGCAGGTGCGGCGGCTAATGAGCTTTGGAAAACCGCCTCTCATGCAACGTTACCTGATAATGTAGTTTTAATTGGAGTTTAAGGAGGTGTTTAATTATGGCTGGATCATTTAGCGTTACAAGTGGCAATACAACAGTAAATTTTAGTTACACAACAACGACTGTTAAAGTACAGGCAATTGTTACTGATGCGGCAGAGTGGTTATGGAATCATGGATATGGAGATCATGGAACAGCTGAAGTACCAATTCTTTTCTCAAGTCTAACTAATCAGCAAAAACTTAACTTAGTTGATGCTTATGTAAAACAAGTTATAATCGATACAGCTAACACAAACAAATCAGTTAAAGCACAGGACACTGCACGAGCAACTGAGGAAGCAAGTAAACATGTGTTGTAGTATAATTGTCTGAAGGAGGTCTATATGGATAAAGTTAAGGCAATGAATATCATCAAGGAGGCTTGCGCTGGGGTAGTAGCCAATTTGCAGGCTCACCAGATGATCCAACAAGCAATTCAAGAAATTGAAAAAGAGTTGGGACCAAAAGATCAGAAAGACAAGAAGTAATATGTTAGATCAGATACTTGAAAGGATTGGTTTAAAATATGAAGACCTTAGTGGTGTCGAAAAGGAAACTCTTAGAAAGTGGATGGAAGATTTGGGAAAAAGCCAGATTGGTATTGAGAATATTAAGACGTATGTTGATTCGATGCGTGATTCAGTTGCAGAAGAACTCACTAAAACAGGGCATGGAACGAAGCAAGACCTATTTTTGAAAGCTAGACTGAGAAACTATATGCTATTAGGAGCGTTTCTGTCGACTCCAGAGAAAGCAAAACAAGCATTGGATAGAGCATTAGCTGGAATAGTTGCCAAAAAAGGATAATATGCCGTTCAAATCATTAAAGCAAAGAAAATTCATGTGGGCAAAGAAACCAGAGATAGCAAAGAAGTGGACAAAGAAGTACGGATCAAAGATCTCTAAGTCAAAAAAGAAAAAGTGATATAATATTTTTATCCAAACCCTGAAAGGGACGGAAAAATGTCAAAGAAACACGTCAAACCCACGACAGAAGAGCTAGAAGAGAACGCACAAAGGATCGCGGCCGAGTTGGAACAGGAAACTCCACCAGTTATTCCGCAGGAACCGGTAAAAGAACCAGAAAAAACAGAAGAGAAGAAAGAAGAGATCAAAGAGGAGCCAGAAGAAGCTGAGAAAGAGGAGAAACCAGTTGAGAAAGAAGATAAAGAGCAGGTTGATTACAAGAAGAAGTTTATCGAGTCTACTAGAGAAGCACAGATACTTCATGCAAAGAACAAGAAGATAAACGACGCGTTCGAAGAAGCCCAGAAGATACCAACTCCAGATGATGAGCAAATGCAAAAAGAATATGTGGACTGGGATTTAATGAGCGAATTTGAAAAGAAGATGGCAAAAGATAGTTATATTAGCAGGGTTAGGTTTGAATCATTATCTAAAGTAACAGCTGAATTTAAGGACTTAGAGGTATGGCAAGAAAGAGTAGAAAATTTTATTGGCGATCCAAAAACTCTGATAAACAAACCAGAATTAGAGGGGAAACAAGAAGAGTTTAGACTGTTTGCTAACAAACCCAGCAGAAGAGGCGTAGACTTTGATACATTAGTCTCATCCTTCCTTTGGGACGAAAATAAGGCTATGTCTAGCAAACCAAAAAACAAGGGATCAATGTTCGAGACTGGAACTGGCGGTCCGAATGATAATCCCCAACCTAAGCCTGACAAGATTAGCATAGAAGAGGCTAGGGTTCTAAGACAGAGCGATTATGGTAAGTGGAAAGAGTATTTAAAGGCCGGAAAAATAGAAGATATGTAAAACTCGTGGCTGGCAGACCCCTTGACAAACCATTTTATAGGGTATACGATAGCAATCAGATAACTTCCTAACCTCCTGAGCGAGACTGGTAAAAGTCTAATAGATTTTTACTATGTCAAGCGCATACGCAACAAAACTAGCAGAAGGATTTTCACAAAGACTAATGAAAGAGGTCTATGACAGATCTCTTACCGATGTTGTAGTCAACCGAGACTACGAAGGTGAGATTAACGAAGTTGGTTCTAAACTAAATATCCTCAATATTGCTCGTATTTCAGAAAAGACCTACACTGGTGCAGATTTAACTGCAGATTCACTCTACGAGAATAACGCTACTCTTACCATTGATCAGTACAAGTCCTTCTACTGGAAAGAGAAGACCCTTGACCGCTGGTTGTCCTACGTTAAAAATCCACATGCAACTGTAGTTCAACAGAAAGCTGATGAGCGTGCGCATAATATGGATACGTATCTCTTAGGCTTGTATGGAGATGTGGCCGCAGGGAATAGAGTCGGAACAGATGAATCCACTGGGACAGTTACA